TGACCGCCGCCGAATTTGTAGCCGCCGCCAAGGCGTTTCTTTTTCGACGCCAGAGCGCATACCAGACCACCTTCGCCGGCCCCGGGCCGGAGATTGTTTTAGCCGACCTGGCGAAATTCTGCCGGGCGCACAGCACCACGTTTCACCAAGACCCGCGCATCGCCGCGCAGCTGGACGGGCGGCGCGAAGTTTTTCTGAGAATCCAGCAGCACTTGCAGTTGACGGACGAGCAACTTTGGCGGCTGGTTGGCCGCCCCGACCTTGACAGTAAATAAGAGGAAATTATGACCGACACGAGCGCCTCAAGCACAACTCCGAGCCCGGCACCAGAAACGACTACCACCCCCGCGGCGGCGCCGGCTTCCGCCCCGTGGTACAACGGCTTCGCCCCGGACCTGAAAGGCTACATCGAAACCAAGGGTTTCCCCGGTGACGAGAAGGGCGTCGCCGCGCTGGCTGACAGCTACAGAAATCTCGAAAAGCACTTCGGCGTGCCCGCCGAGCAGCTGCTGAAGCTGCCGAAGGACGAAACCGACAAGGCCGCGTGGGACAAGATCCACGAGCGCCTTGGCCGCCCGGCCAAGCCGGAAGAGTACGAGCTGGCGCTGCCCAACGGAGATAACGGCGAGTACGCCAAGTTTATTTCCACCGCCATGCACGAACTTGGGCTGACCAAGAAGCAGGCGCAGGCGCTGGCCCTGAAGCAGAACGAGTTCATCACTGCGCAGGAAAGCAAGGACGCCGAGGCGTACCAGGCCACGATCAAAACGCAGGACGCTGGGCTGCGAGCCACGTGGGGCCAGGCGTATGACAAGAACATGCAGATCGCCAAAGGGGCCTTTGCGGAGCTTGGCGTTACAACGGAAGTGGTTGATGCGATGGAGGAAAAGATGGGGTACTCCAAAGTTATGGAGACATTCCATCGGGTTGGCCTCAAGATCGGCGAAGACAAGTTCGTGACCGCGAACGGCGCGAATGGCTTTAACGGCGCGATGTCGCCGGCCGCCGCGCAGGCCCGCATCGACGCCATCCGAACCGACCCGGCGCTGGCGAATCGGTACGTGAACGGCGACGCCGCCCTGCGGGCGGAGATGGATAATCTGCACCGCATGCTGGTGCCGGTGGCCTGAGTGTTGACAATACAGCAACACGATGACAAAATGACTATGTAGAAGTTCGTATTTACGGGGAAACCCAGCAGAAGGGCGGAGTCGGTAAGCCGGAAACGGAACCGACTCCGGTAGTACAGCCGGCAAGGGTGCGTCCCAAGCGCCCCGGTTTGACCGCAGCAACAGACTGCCGCCTGGCGTGGCGATAAAGCGCAAGAAGCAGGGCCCTACCCGGATAACCCCTTCGAGAACCGTTGAACCCTAACGCTTTTCAAGGAGTTATCACAAATGTCTCTTGACCTCGTAAACCTTTACGGTCGCCAGTACGCGACCAATGTTGCGCTTCTGCTTCAGCAGAAGGGCGGCAAATTCGTGCGCGCCGTGGATACTGGCTCCTACAAGGGCGACCAGGCCTCCCCGGTTGATCAGCTCGGCTCGGTCGAAGCCACGGAAGTCACCACGCGCTTCGCCGACATGCCCCGCACCGACGTGGCGACCGCCCGCCGTTGGGTGTTCCCGAAAGACTACGACGTGAACCAGCTGATCGACCAGTTCGACAAGCTGCGCCTCCTGTCCGACCCGCAGAGCAAGTACGTGCAGAACGCACACATGGCGATGGGCCGCAAGCAGGACGTGGCGATCATCAACGCTTTCACCGGCACCGCCAAGACCGGCGTGGGCGGCGCTACCAGCACCAGCTTCACCGCGGGTAACGAAGTGGATGTCGCCACCGGCGGCGCCAACTCGCGCATCAACGTCGCCAAGATCCGCGCCGTCAAGGAGCTGATGGAGTCGCAGTACATCGACTTCGAGATGGAGCAGGCGTTCATCGGCATCACCGCCAAGGATCACAGCGCGTTGCTGAACGAGATCCAGATTGTCGGCCGCGACTTCAAGAACGGCGAAGCGCCGATTCTGGTCAATGGCCGCGTGACGGAGTTCCTGGGCTTCCAGTTCATCCAGTCCGAGCTGATCGAGACCGAGTTGGCCGGTACCAACGAAGTGACGCTGCCGGTGTGGGTGAAGAGCGGCATGCACCTCGGCACCTGGAATGACATCACGACCGACGTGTCGCAGCGCAAGGATCTCCGCGGCATGCCGTGGCAGGCCTACGTGTACGGCACCTTCGGCGCGACCCGTATCGAAGAGAACAAGGTCTACGCGATCGAGTCGTACCGCGCGTAATCGCCCAACGAACTGAACTGAGGATACAAACATGGCTGTTGAAGCTCTGAAATCTGCCGCGATCACCAACGCGGACGCAACCCCGCTCGTTTTGACCAACGCGCGGATCATGGCCGGCGCAATGCGGGAAGCGATCGGTACTGTCCAGGCCGCGGCCTCGGCCAGCATTGGCTCGACCTACCGCCTGTGCCGCATCCCGAGCAACGCCCGCATCTCGCAGGTTATCGCATCGTGTGACGCATTCGACACGACTGGCGCCGCGGACATCGGTATTTACCAGACCGCCGATAACGGCGGGGCTGTGGTGGACGCCGACTTCTTCGCCTCGGCCCTGCTGATGACGACCGCGCTCCCGAATACAGTCTGCACGCACGAGTCCGGCGTGTTTGGTATCGAGGACGTGGAGAAGCCGCTGTGGGAAGCCCTGGGCCTGTCCGCCGACTCGATGCGCGACTACGACGTGGCGCTCACACTGACCGCCGCCAACGGCGCCGGCAACGTCGCCGATGTCACCCTGCGCGTGCAGTACGCGATCTGAAGTAAGTACGGAGGGCCGGGGCGACCCGGCCTTCTTTCTTCTCTGAGAGGACTGAAACATGGCAGATCATTTTTACGGCGTCGCCCTGGGTGCAAAAGGCCCGGCTGACGTTACTTTCGGCACCAGCACCGGCAGCACAGTTATCGAGCTGCGCGTGACGGATGCCACCACCGGCCTGACCGGCAACCGGACGGAGCTGCTTAAGTCGCTCAAGGCGATCGAGCAGTACATTCTCCAAGAAGACGCCCCGGCGTAAGGGGCAGACCATGGCGAACTATAAGCATGGTATTGACGCGGCAGCCAACGATAGCGACAAAACGATTGTCGTGCCGGAAGGCGAGGTCTGGCAGCTTGATTGGCTGCACGCCACGTTGGTGAGCACGGCCACCGTAGGTAACCGCCAAGTTAACTTGGTGTTGTATGACCAAGCAGACGTTTTGCAAGCCGACTGGCATGCAGGAGCTGTTCAGGCGGCCAGCTTGACTCGGCACTATATGTTCCAACCCGGCATGTATCGGGAGACGGCATTCGTGGACGGCGATATCCAGGTAGCAATCCCGCAGAAATTGGTCGTTCCGTCCCAGTGGTATCTGCGCGTGTACGACAGCGCAGCAGTGGCCGCGGCGGCGGATGACCTGACACTCGCGTACCAATTCACGAAGCTGGTTGGTCAGTAAAGATGGCGACCTTCGTAAAGTACCAGTGCTTCGTCGAAGACCTGGCCGAGAAGAAGCACAACCTCGGTGCTGACGCTCTCAAGGTCGCGCTGACCAACGCCGCCCCGAACGTCTCGACGCACACCGTTTTGGCGGACATCACGGATCTGACCACAGGTGGCGGGTACACCGCGGGCGGTACGGCCCCGGCCATTACGTCGTCCGCGCAGACCGCCGGGACGTACAAGCTCGTATTGGGCGACGTGGTGTTTACGGCGACCACCGGGTTTGGCCCGTTCCGGTACGCGGTTCTGTACAACTCCACGGCGGCCGGCGGGCCGTTGATTGGGTACCACGACTACGGCTCGTCTGTAACGCTCCTGGCCGGCGAAACATTCACTTGGGATGCGGACCCGACCAACGGCGTGCTGACGCTCGCGTAGGGGTAAAAGATGGCTAGCGGAAATTCATTGCTCAAGTTCACTCCACGGGAAGCGGAATTTCCTGCGGCTAATTTCGCGACGCATGGCGAGCGCAACAATCATCCAATTCTGAATTTCGACGCATCGACCGAGGAAGCCTGTTATTTTACTAGTGTGTTGCCGAGGCATTATGCGGGCGGCGGTCTCACCATTTATCTGCACTACAGCATGGCATCCGCCGTCGCGAATGCGATTGTCCTGGGTACGTCCATCGAAAGAATCGGCGATCAGCAGCAAGACCTTGACGACGATGGTTTTGCAACGGAGCAGGTGACGGCCAGCACGACGGTGCCGGCCACGTCCGGGCTGGTCGATATTGTCACTACTGTGCACACGGCGGGCGCAAACATGGATGGCCTCGCCGTTGGTGAAACCTTCCGGCTGAAGGTGGCGCGCAAGGTGGCCGATGCCGGGGATACAGCAACCGGCGATCTTGAGCTGGTAGCGATAGAGATCAAAGAGACCTGATTCATGGCCCGCGACTTTAACGGGTCAACCGATCGCATTGACTACGCCGATAGTACCGATTTCAGCGGCCAGGCACAGACGTTCGCGTTCTGGACCTATCCAGAGGACATCGGCGTCTCGCAGGCGTATCAGTATTTCCTTCACAAAGGTCTGTCCGACGATTCTTTCGGCCTGGTCCTGGGTACAGCTAACGGATCAAACGGGGTAATCAGGTTACTCGCGGTCGGCATCACCAATCTTGATAGAAGGTCCGTCGCATCAACGCTGGTGGCGAATGTCTGGCAGCATTTTGTTGTAACGTGGGACGGCAGCACGACCGCTGCGAATGTCAAGATTTACAAAAACGGCACCGAGGTCAGCTACGGCACCACGACAAACGGCGCTACCTTGTCGGCCTATACCGGCGGCTTCTCAATCGGCGGAAGAAAAACCGACGACCTGCGAAACCTGAATGGGCGAATGGCCGATGTCGCACGCTGGAATCGCGTGCTGAGCGCCAGCGAGATTGCTCTTTTAGCGGCCGGATATTCGGCGGGACACACTCTTCGGGGGCGGACGCATTACATGCCTCTGGTGCGGGGCACGCAGGATGTCTCTGGCGGGTTTGTGGAAACGCTCGACGGCACGGCTGTCGTCGATCACCCGCGTATCTTACTCCCGTCCAGATCAGCCTACGCAGTTACTTCCATTGCGGGATACGCCCTGGCAGTTGGCGCCGGAAGTTCAGCTTTGTCGGGGCAAACAGTCTCTACAAAATATGGCCGGAATCTTTCCGCCGCAGTCGGCGCGCACGCATACACGGGGGTATCCGTGACGCTGGCCCGCGGCTTGAGGGCTGCGGTCGCCGCCGGCGCGCACGTGTTGTCGGGCCAGGCGGCGTCGCTGCTGCGTGGGTACCGGGCGCCTGCGGATACCGGCGCACATACGCACACCGGCGTCGCCGTTTCGTTGGTTCGCAAATTGATTGCCGCGGTGGCCGCTGGCGCGTACTCGGTTGCGGGGCAGGCGGTAACGCTCACTAAAGCCGCAGCCGCCGGCGCGTATTCAATGGCCGTTGGAGCGGGTAGTTACCTTATGACGGGCCGCGGGGTTGATCTCATCTGGCAGTCGTACATTGCGCCGGTTGTTGCACCCGTGCGCAGCGGTACGCCGCTATCACACGGCGGGCGTAGGCGCTACCAGGCTTGGCTGTACAGACGGGGATACCGGATATGAATCATGGCCTCTGAAACCGGAATTGCCAACCGCGCGCTGCAGCGCCTTGGCGCCACTCGCATCACCGCGCTGGACGACGCCAGCACCAAGAACGGCCGCGCCTGTAACGTCGCCTACGAGCCGTTGCGGGACGCGCTGCTGCGCATGCACCCGTGGTCGTTTGCCATTACGCGCGCCGCGCTCGCGGCGGACAGCGCCGCGCCGGTTGGCGACGACGCCCCCGCATACCAGTACACATGGCCGACCGATGCGCTGCGTATTCTCCTGCCGAAAGACCACACCCTGGACTGGATCATCGAAGGCCGCAAGATCCTGACCGACTGGGACGCGCCACTATACATACGCTACATCGCGAAGATTACCGACCCGAACACGATGGACCCGCTGTTCCGCGAGGCCCTGTCCGCCCTGATGGCGGCCGAGCTGTGCGACGAGATTACACAATCAAATCCGAAGAAGGACCGGCTGAAAGATGACTTCGATCGGGTCATTGCGGAAGCCCGCCGCACCAACGCTATCGAGAAACCGGCGGTCGGCTCCCCGGATGGAAGCTGGGATTACGAGAGGGACTGATGGCAAAGGCATCCCCCGGGCAGGTATCGTTTAACGCGGGCGAGATCAGCCCGCTTGCTGCGGCGCGTGTCGATACCGACCAGTACAACGTCGCGCTCAAGACATGTTTGAACCTCGTGCCGACGGCGCTTGGTCCGGTGACACACCGCCCGGGTACCTATTTCACGGCGGCCACCAAGGACTCCACAAAAAAGTCCCGACTGCGGCGCTTTGAATTTTCCACCACGCAGGCGTATGCCATTGAGTTTGGCGACCTGTATTGCCGGTTTTACCGGGACAACGCGCCGGTAACGCTGACGGCGCAGACCGTCTCGGGCATCACCAACGCCAGCCCGGCGGTGTTGACTTACGCCGGGGATGACACCTTCGTGAACGGCAACCGGGTAACGATTGTCGGCGAGACTGGCATGACCCAGGTGAACAATCGCGAGTTCACCGTGGCGAACGTGAACACTGGCGCCAAAACGTTCGAGATGTCCGGTGTGGACTCGACGGCATACGACACCTACGCCGGCGGTAGCACGGTGGCTGTGATTTATGAAGTGGCGACGCCGTACCTGGAAGCCGACCTGTTCCAGCTTAAATTCACGCAGTCCGCCGACGTACTGTACATTGTGCACCCCAGTTATGCCCCGCGCACGCTGGGCCGCACCGCGCATACGGCATGGACGCTCTCGCCGATAAATTTTCTCGACGGGCCGTACCTGAATCAAAACGTGAGCCCGACAACCATAGCACCATCCGCCGTGGGGTACGCTGAGCGCGCCAACCCGAAGAATTTTGCCCTGTACGCCGTTGCGTGGTCCGGAACCCAATTTGTGGCCGTTGGCGTCGCCGACGGTACCGATGCGTACATCGTCACCAGCCCGGATGGGATTGCCTGGACGGCGCGCGCCAACCCGAAGAATTTTGCCCTGTACGCCGTTGCGTGGTCCGGAACCCAATTTGTGGCGGTCGGGGAGTCAACGAGTGGGCTTGGCGCGGCTGCGTACATCGTCACCAGCCCGGATGGTATTACCTGGACTGAGCGCGCCAACCCGAAGCCTGCTGGCCTGTACGCCGTTGCGTGGTCCGGAACCCAATTTGTGGCCGTTGGCGTCGCCGACGGTACCGATGCGTACATCGTCACCAGCCCGGATGGTAT